TGTGATAACGATGTTACAATTGATACAAAAGATAAAATAACATCTACATATTTTAATGTTGATTATCCTGAAATATTAAAACTTGAAAGAAATCCTGATGAAAATGGAGAACTTGACCATATAGTCATTTATACAAAATGAGGTATTATTTATGAAAATTGATATGAGTATTAAAGAGACTGGTATTAAAGAAGCTCAGCTTAGGATAGAATATTTCAGAGCTAATTATCCATCAAAAGTTGCTACTGCTTTGAAAAAAGAAGCAGAACTAACAATGACCGAATCCAAAAGAGAAGTACCAGTGGATACGGGTTCGTTAAGAAATTCTGGTTTTGTTGAAGCACCAAAGATTTCATTAAATAACATTTCCGTTAAAATGGGATATGGTGGTGTTGCAACTAAAGTAAATCCTAAAACTGGACAATTGACTACTGTATATGCAATTACAGTACATGAAGATATGGAAACTCGTCATAGAGTTGGCAAGGCCAAGTTTCTTGAAGACCCTATTAAGAAGAGACGTGGAATGATACTCGAAAACATAAATTTAAGTATTAAACGTGCTTTGGAAGGAAGTGGTATTAAATGAAAATTAAAAATGTTGAGATACGTATGTGTCCAGACCCTAACAAAACTCGTATTTTTATAAATGATGAAGAAGTTGAAAATGTTCGTAGATTTGAAATAAAAGTTGAAGAAGGTCAAATACATCCAACTGGCATAACTTTAGAATTTGAAGCTTGTAATATAAAAATGATTCCTTTGTGGGAGTGATTTAAATGTCTTTTGATTTGGTTGAAGATATTGCAGTTTTAATAGAAACTGCTTTGCCAACAATAACAGTAAAAAGTGAACTTGATGCTGAAATAGATAATTGTATAGCAATCAATATATCTGGAGGGTATTCACCAGTTCATACTTTTGGTGGTGGCGGTTCTAACCAAAAACCAGCTTTTGTTCAACCAAGTTTTCAAATTACATGCAGACATTTATCTGAAAGTACTTTAAGAACATGGTGGGATGCAATAAAAGCGGCTCTTGACGGTAAAACAAATTATACACCTACTGGTACATCAAGAACTTATATGGTAATTGAACAATTTGGTGATATAAATTCTTTGGGAAGAGATGATAATCGTAGACACCTCGAATCGCTTAATTTTGATACTCAAATAATAAATGCATATTGAAAGGAGATGAATTCAATTGGCATTTCAACATGGTAAATCTGGTTTTATAATGCTAAATGGTTACAATATTACTGGTTATCTTAACAAGATAGATGTACCAGCATCAGCTGAAACTGCTGAAACATCATGTTTTGGATTAACAGATAAAACATTTATTGCAGGTTTGAAAGATGGCACATTAGCAGCTGAAGGTTTATACGAAGCATCTGCAAGTGCAATAGATGTTATTTTGAACACAATATTTGCTGGTGCTAATTCAGGAAACAATATTCTTTGGATTCCTGCAGGCAATACCATTGGAAACACTGGATATGCCATGAACATGATTCAAACACTTTATAATGTAACAGGTACAAAAGATGATGCAGCAAGAATTAATTTAGCAGGGCAATCAGCAGTTGGTAGGGAAAGAATTACTCTTATAAAGGCACATGCATCTGTACCAAGTAGCAGTGCTGGAACAACTAATAACAATGGTGCAGCTTCTGTAAATGGTGGTGCAGCTTATATTCAAGCATCTGCTGTAACAGGAACTTTGGATGCTATTATTGAACATTCAACCACTGGTGCATTCGCTGGTGAAGAAGAGACAATAGCAACATTTACTCAATTGACTGGACTTGGACATGAAAGAATACTTATAGCTGCTGGAACTACGATTAAACAATATACTAGAGTAAAATATGCTATTGGTACTGGCCCAGCAGTGTTTGCTGTAGCTTTGTGTAGAAAATAAATAATGAAAGGGTGATATTAAAATGGCTTTTGTACATGGCAAAGGTATATTTGCTGGTTTAGCAGTAGCAGGTGCTGTTGCACCAACAACAAATCTTTCTGCTTATTGTAATAAAGTGGATTGGCCGAGGAGTGCTGATACAGCTGAAACATCAGTATTTGGTTTATCCGATAAAACATTTATTGCAGGCATGAAGGGTGGTTCCATTACTATAGAAGGCGTTTGGGATACGACACTTGATGGTATCTTAGAACCAAAACTTGGAACAATTTTTGCATTGTTTTATGCTCCAGGTGGAAGTGGAACAACAGGTTACTATTGTGATGCTTTAATGAATGCTTATAATCCTCCTGGTGGTATCGGAGATGCAGTAAAATGGACTGCTGGTTTTATTATCACTGGCCCAGTAACCAGAGCAACCGTTACAGCACCTTAATCAATCTGAATGTGATTCGCAGATTGGTTTCTGTTCAAAATACTTTTGGGGGCAGGGCAATTACCCATCCGAGGTTCGGAACATCGTGTTATTGAACATTCATTATGAACGGTATATAAATAAGAATAAAGGAGAGATTCTAATGGAATTTGTAACAAGAAAAAAGATTCAAGAAGCAAAAACAACTGTAGGCGAACCATTCTTTGTAAAAGCATGGGATGCTGCTGTAAACTTCAAAAAATGGAATGGAAAACAGCGTGCAACTCTTTTATCAAAAGTTATGAGTATAAAAAGTGCAAGTGACATCGCTTCTGAAGAGAATGTAAAAGTTTCTTCAGAAAGCCTTCCAGATTTGTTTGAAGTTATGACAGAAATAGTTATATTATCAATATGTGATGAAAATGGTAATATGCTCTATGATGGCGAAATTCCTGAAGATATCGCAGAAGTAGAGTGCATTGATGCTGAAACACTTCAAATACTGTTTGAAGAAGCTGCAAAAAGAAATGGTTTATATGAAAAGAATTTGGTTGAAGAAATAAAAAACTAAGAAACCATCCAGAGTTAAGATTTTATTTAGTTCTCACTAGAACACTGGGTGGCATGACAATGGAGGAAATGCTTGAACGTATTTCCTCCATTGAATTAGTGAGATGGCAAGCACTTCTTGAAATAGAGAATGAAGAACATCAATCTACTCAAACACAGCAACAAATGCTAAATTCATTTAAGTAAAGGGGTGAAGATATGGCTAACGGTGGAAACATTGAATATACAATTTCAGTAAATGGTTCACAAGCCGTTGACGGTTTTAATACAATATCAAAATCTTTAGCCCATTTACAGCAAGCAGGATATAGGTTAATGCAAACTGGTGCTGTTATATCAGCTGCAATTACTGCACCTTTATATAAAGCTGCCCAAGCAGGTATAGAGTTTGATTCTATAATAGAACAAGCCAATGTAAATTTTGCAACAATGTTAGGAAGTGCTTCAAAAGCTTCTAAACTTGTTAAAGACTTAACCCAATTGGCTTTAAAAACACCATTAGATGTTGCAAGTGTTCAACAAGCAACACAAACTTTATTGGCGTTTGGTTTGCAATCTGAGAAAGTTATTCCAACAATAAAAATGTTGGGAGATATTTCTCTTGGTAATAAAGAAAGATTTGATAAATTAACTTTAGCATTTTCCCAGATGACTGCAGCAGGAAAAATGATGGGTCAAGATTTGTTACAGATGATAAATGCTGGATTTAATCCATTGTTAATAATTTCTGAGAAAACTGGTATATCCATGGGAGAACTCAGAAAAACAATGGAAACAACAGGAATATCATCTGATATAATTGCTAAAGCTTTTCAAATTGCTACTGAGGAAGGTGGTCGTTTCTTTAATGGTATGGACAATGCCATGACCACTTATAATGGCCAATTATCACTTCTTAAAGAAGCAGTTCAAATAACCTTTGGCAAAATTATGACACCAATTTTTGATGAGTTACGCCTGAAGATAATACCATCACTTGTTGAATGGCTTAGAAAGTTACAAGAGAAATTTGAAAGTTTATCTCCAGCAGCTCAAAAAACCATAGCTATTATTGGTTTAATAGTAGCTGCTATTGGTCCATTATTAGTAATTATTGGTGGTTTAATATTTGCTTTAGCAACATTAAGTATAGTTATTGGTGCGATTTCTGCACCTATTACTTTGGTAATAATTGGAATTGCAGCTTTGGCTGCGGCAATAATTATATTATGGAATAAATCTGAAGGTTTTAAGACTGCTGTTATTAAAATTTGGAACAGTATTGCAACTGGAATAGAATCTGCTATAAATTATATTGGTAATTTATGGAATCAGTATGGTGTAGCAATTATAGAAAGTGTGATATTAGGATGGCAAACCATGGTTGCTTTTGTCAGTCCTATATTAGAAAATTTTAAACAATTGTTTATAAATCTTTATAATGATATAGGGCCAATATGGGAATCTATTAAAACATTATTTTCATCATTAGGTGATTTATTTGTTTCATTATGGGATTTATCAGCACCATTATTTAAAATAATAGGAGTATTACTTTGGGGATTTTTTAAAGATGTTGTAACAGTGTTCAGTGGAGTTATAGGTGCTGTTGGTCCAGCAATCAAATTTATAGTTGATGGACTTACGAGTATAGTTAATCTTTTAACAGCAGTTTCCAAAGCATTAACTGGTGATTTTAAAGGTGCATGGGAAAGTCTTAAAGATGCTGGAAAATCTGTTGCAAGTGCTTGGGAAGATGTAAAAGATACTGTATCTGGTGCTATAAATGGTGCTGAAAGTGGTTTAGAATCATATATAAAAGGTTCTGAAAATGCTGCTCAGAAACTTACCGACAATATGGTTAGAATAAGAGAAAGTTGGGAAAATTCGAAAAATGGTCAATCAATGACACCTGGCCAATATACA